GTCACATAGAATATCAGATTCAGATATGCACCCTAATGAATTAGGACACGAATTAATAGCGAGAAGATACTATGAACAGTATGCAAAAGTTTATTCTTAAATTAAAATTTAAATTGTTAATTATGAAGATGAGAATAAAACCGCCAAAAACAAAAGTTGATAATAGTAAAGGTTACATTTATGAAGAAGATGAATAGATATATTTTTGATGTTGATGGTACGTTAACTCCTAGCCGACAAAAAATGGACCCCAAGTTTAAACATTTCTTTTTAAAGTTTATGGAAACCCATAGTGTATGGTTGGTAACAGGATCTGATTATGCCAAAACAAAAGAGCAGCTTGGTGCAGACATTACTGAAAATGTAGTTACGTGTTATAACTGCAGTGGATCTGAAACAAGGCATCGTGGTAAAATTGTTAATGCTTCGAGCTGGACATTACCTGACGAGGCACGATCATGGCTTGATACTCAGCTTTTATTATCAGAATTTAAATTGCGTACAGGCAATCATATCGAGGAACGTCGTGGTTGTATTAATTATAGTATCGTTGGTAGAAACGCTACGTTTAAAGAACGCAATACATATATTGAATATGATAAGAAAAACAGAGAAAGAAGTAATTTAGCTAATACGTTTAATTACATTTTTGGTAAAGCATCATTAGGTCTACACGCTGCGATTGGCGGTGAGACTGGTTTGGATATATATCCTATAGGTAAAGATAAATCGCAAATACTTGACGACTTCAATGAAGATGATAACATACATTTCTTTGGAGATAAAATGGATATGAGCGGTAACGATTATCCACTAGCACGAGCAAACAAAGCAGGAACCAATCACCACGTAAAAGATTGGCAGCACACATTTAAAATATTGAGGAGTTTATAAATGTTTACAATAGAAATGGATTGGGATGAAACAGCAATCACGGTCTTAGACCAAACAGGCGAAAATGAAGATGTACAATTTTTAATTTATGACGATATTGCTTACATACGTCAATTTGATAATGATATGAATAGGTTTAGTATAATCACAATGTCACCAGATCAAATTGGAGAAATTATCGCATCAATGAACCTGCCGGAAGGCGCATATTTAATGGGAGACAGTTAATGATTTTAATATATGGAACACCTACTTGTGGCTTTTGTTTAAGAGCTAAAAAGTTAGCAGCACGCCACGGTTTACAACATGAATATAAAGATATTACATACTCTGCAAATAGAGATGAAATGATTAAACGCCTCGGTAAGCAAGCCAAAACAGTTCCTCAGATTTTTTGGTATGGTAAACATATTGGTGGTTATAATGAATTTGCAGCCGAAGTAGAAAATACTCGGTCATACGGAGACGGTGACTTAAATTAATTTCGTATGAAATGAAATTAACTATTGACATTCCTACATTTAGTTGGTATATTAGAATCAACAAATAAAGGAATACTAAAATGCATAAGATCTTATCAACTAAAATTGAATTAATTGCTGAAATTTTACTTTTCAACTGTGAATCAACATGGGAAGAAGAAAAATTATGGCTTGAAAAAATGTCAATCGTAGCTTTACAAGATCACTTGTTTTATGATCTTACTGAAGGTACTATGTACACTTATACATACACAGGAGAATTAGCATAATGTCTTATACATTTTCTACTGAATTATTCTCAGACCTTCATAAAGATGCGTTTGGTTACCGTCCTCAAAACGATCATCCTTTTTATTCTTCAAGTGATGCTGATAAACAGTATTGCTGGGATTACACAGTTAAGCAGCTGGAAATCCGTGAGCTTGAAGAAAAAGAAGCTGAAGAACAAGCTGTGATTGATTTTAAAGAATCACTTTATTCAATCAATCCTAACGATACATTACGTCAAGGTTTACGTAGAATGGTGGACGTTAATACTCTTAAACATTCTCAAGATATTGAACATTGGGTATGGTCTTTTGGTATTTTGTTTACTCCCTTTGGTAAAGAAATTATAAAAACTTTAGAAAATATGAAATTAACTGTTGACATTCCTGTTTAAACCAGTTATATTAGAATCAACAAATAAAGGAATATATCATGTCTTACCAAATGACTAATCTAAATACAAATCAATTCATCACTGCAGATGTTGTCTTTTCGTTTCAAAAAGCAATCGCAGATAAATTTAACGCGTCATATAACTTTGGCACAACACACTTTTGGAATTTTGTTTCAGCTGATATGCATATGGATCTTTCAGAAAAATATGATAGCACATACATCGATGAGTCTTTTGACTTCTTGGTTGAGTGTGAAATTGAAGACCGTATGGTTGAAATGTATGATGGGATTGAATAATAGGTTATGATATGGTTAGGGTTATACACTATGTTGGTATGACTGAAGAAACATACCAACGAGCACGTAGGGTCTTTGGTGGTCCTGCGTACTTTCACCGTCGGATGGACGATCGCGTTATGAGCGAAGTTGGTTCAGAAGACGTTGTAATTTTTGAAGATGAGAGTCGTTGTCCTTATGTATGGGATGCGTCTGCAGTGCCAAGGAGGTATACTGAATGAGTATGCATATGATACGTGGCGTTCAAGTCCACGGCAAGATGAAAAAGAAACTAACACCAAAGGATCGTTTGGCTGCTATCGAGCACGAGAAGTTCCTTAAGAAAATGGGTGTTGGTAAAACTAAAGCTCGGAATACAAATACTATTCCAGATTACGCATCTAAAAATAAAACACCGCTCAGCAATAAAGTTGCTGGGCACGGTCCAGCTAGAGAAAGTACACAGTATACTGGTGATTACATTATAGGCATTGGTCAGATGCATAAGTCTAATGGTGTTCCTATTACGCGTAAAGAAGATGCTGTTGCTATCGCAAACATGAGGAGATGATATGAAAACAACATGGGTAGATCCACCTAAAGGATGGGCTTATGGCTTTCCAAAGTCTTTACCAAATCCACTGCCGGAACCTTGGAGTTTAAACCTATGGCTTATGTCAGAAGGTTATCCAATGAAAGAGTTTGCTAATTTTGGAGATAACTTTAATGATTACGTGAGAGTGTGGTATACATATGACTGGCAAGATTGATTTAAACCAAGTTACTCGAGTTGAAGTAATTGATAATAACGGAAGGTCATATGCTAAACATAATGTTGAACGCGTATGGCTTTCCTTACAAGATGATAACCAAACTTTAAAAGTAATGGTCACATACGAAGACGAAGAGGAAATCTGTATAGATTGATAAATAGCTCTATTACTATGGAGTTATTAAATGTGGCACTACAAAGGTGAGGAATTCACCTCAGAAATGATTGGTGATTATATCGGATTTGTTTATATAATCACTGATGGTTCCAACGATAGAAAATATATCGGTAAAAAGATTTTCAAATCAAAAAGAAAACTTAAACCCTTAAAGGGTATGAAACGACGAAGAACTAAAATAGTTGAGTCAGATTGGCAAAAGTACTATGGTTCTTCTGAAGAAGTTAAACTTATGGTTGAGGAAAAAGGCGTAGACAACTTTTACCGAGAGATAATCCACCTTTGTGATAAAAAAGGCGAAATGGGTTACCTCGAGCTTTACGAGCAAATAACACGCCATGCTCTATTAGATGATTCATATTACAATGGCATATGCCAAGCAAAAATCCACCGCAGCCACGTTAAGGGATTAAAATGGCTAATGGACGAAAATAATGGTTGACATTTCATAATACTTGGTTTATATTAGTATTAATAAGGAATCAATCCATGGAGCATATTATGATCATTAAACGTTCATCAGCATATAGCGGTAAAGTCCGCCAAAAGAATATCCCTGTAGATCCACAAGATTGGGCAATGTACCAAGGCGGTTATGGATCTATACATGAGGTTATGCCTTATCTTACAGATGAAGATCGTGAGTTTATTTTATCAGGTATGGTTCCTGCTGAATGGAAAGAAGCATGTGCTGAAATCAATGCAATAGTAGAAGATACATTTGCATGATAGTTCTATTTAACGGTCCTCCTAAATCAGGCAAAGATGCTGCAGCCGATTACTTTAAAGATAAAGGTTGGAAACATCTTTCATTTAAATACCAATTATATAAAGAAACATGTAAATA